AAAACTGTCATGATAAGGTTCAAACGTATAAACATTTTTAAATTGTCTACTCAACAATTTAGCATACATACCACAGGCACCACCTGCTTGAATGCAAACATCAGTTTTCACTAGATATTTGAAATATTTATCTGCGTGTGACGTTATCCAATCATTGGAAATTATACTAAACATTCCTCTTTCATAGACAGGCCAATACCAATTGTCGATGCCATCCACATCATTATGTAAGCGTCTACCTGACGGATAAGAAGTCATTATTATTCCTCTATGTTAACTTTGTGTATAAAAATTAAATCACTATTTGATTTAGCGATGACTAAATATCCAAAATTGTGCATAATTTCAAATATCCCTTTAGGGGGTGATAGCGGTATTTCAATTGATATTAAAGGTTTATGTTTTTTTATTGTTTTAACAGCACCCTTTAATACTTCAGCTTCATACCCTTCAACGTCAAGTTGAATAAAATCTACAACAGGAAAATTAAAACTGTCTATTGTCAATACGGGAATAATTCCACCTTTAGTATCATCAACTGTAAATTCGCCTTGATTAGTATTTTCAGGTTTTTCCAGTGAAATAAATCCTGTTTCGCTACCCAACGCAGCGTTGAATTTAATTATATTTTTTTCTGGGCAATTTTTTGATAAGAAATAAAAATTTTCATGTTGAGGTTCGAATGTATAAACTGTTTTGAATTGTTTACTCAACAATTTAGGATACATTCCACAAGCACCACCTGCTTGAATGCAAACATCAGTTTTTTTTAAATGTTTGAAATAATTATGCTTGTGGTAATACATCCAGTCAGATGCTACACCTACAAAAAGTTGTGTGTCATGTTCAGGCCAGTGCCAATTAGCAACGCCGTCAATGCTGTCAGTAAAAACTTTTTCTGGCGGATAATCAGACATATCATTCCCTCTATATTATATTGGTGCAAGAGGTTGGAATCGAACCAACACGCCATTTCTGGAAAGCGTTATGAGCGCTCAGGCTCCCCATTTGCCATCTCTTGCATATAGTTAGTTCATTAAACCGATTTTGACGTTGAGAACATAATTCTCCATCTGCGACAACACAAACGCAACAAGCAATGTCAATTGTCGCTCATTCGCATCTTCGATCTCATTTAGCATTTCAAAGGTTTCTGAAGCGATTACACGATATGCTGTGTCTTGATCTAGATTGAGATGTTCCCACAAAAGAGGATTCTCTTTCTCTGCTTCTTTTGCCATCTCAATGACATCTTCAAGTGTAATCTTCATGTTATATCCTTAAATTGGTGCCCGTGGTCGGACTCGAACCGACACTGTGAAGATTTTAAGTCTCCTGACTCTACCTTTGGCCTACACGGGCATATTCTTATTTATTGCAGTTTTTCATTCCAGTAATCAATAATTGCTTGTTTTGTAGTCAAATCAATAGTGAACTTGGATTCTGTATGAATCCATGATAGCACATCTTCAAGGATTGTGCATTCAAAATCTGACATTGCAGGAACTGCATTCACACGAGCGCACTCATCAATCACAAAGTTTTCCATTTTCATTCCATGTTTTCGTTTCTACACATACGTTATAGCATTATCAAACAATATTGTCAAGCATAAATTTCAAACTTTTCGCATGAGTTCGATGGATCTTACAGTTTACGATGCCGTTATAGTAGTCATCCCGCAACAGCACATCATATTGGAACTGTAGTTTAGCTTCTATGTATGACATTTCGCCCTTGCTCTTACAGACATACAAGATCTCCCTGTGGAACGCATCAGAACCTAGTTGTTCAACGAGCATCTTGACTTCTTCTGACGAACCGAAGTAGGTCTTCCAATCAGACTCTTTCTTGACGATTCTTTTGCGTGTCTTACCTTTAAGCGGCGGTAGACGATTTGTTGACACGAATAACTTCTTGCCTATATATTTCATATCATTTGTTTTGTTGGTGATCCTATACACAAATCCGATAGAATCACCAATGTTTTCTGAAGTAAATTCTTCACTGTTCAAATACCAAGTCATAGTCACCCTCATACATTTTAATTATATATGAGGGCAATCTATTATTCTTCTTCAGGCCAGTCATCAACAGTGTTATCAGTAAATTCTTCAAACGCAGAATCAAATGCTGCGTCAACACCAACACATTCGTCTAGTGTATCGCAATCATGATCTTCGAAAATTTCAATCATTTTTTTGTAGAATTCTTCTCTCACATAATCATCTTCAACTGTTTCTGATAATGCTTTGATCAGATCGTCTGCTACTCTTGAGCCACTGCTCCATCCCATGTTATTTCTCCTTAAATTGATAAGTGTAAGCTATTCTTTTCATTTCACCAGTCCATTGATTGCATGGATCATTTCTGCAATCAATCCATGATTCCGGTGTAGGTTCATGGATATTCTCTGACCATAATACTTGTTGAGTAAATGGACATCTGTCGTAATAATCTACAAATTCTGCAGACCATCTAGGATGACATTCAATTAGATTATCACCAATAGTTTCAATATTAAAATATGTAGGCAATTCACCTGCAACTGTTAATTTATAAACAAGAAATTTTAGTTTATTATCGGGTTCAATTTTTTCGACGCGCCATTCATTGAAGTTAGGTCCATTTAAACCTTTTGCAGCATATACTTCCATATCACTGCCTGCTTCCCATTTTATGTCATAACTAATATGTTCACCCTCATAGAAGGGCATCCACATCATACCTGGTTCATAATGCATCATATGACGAGATTCGACCTTTTTAGATCCTATACCTAAACCATGAACATTGATTACGGGTTTAACCCATACCGGATATGCAGATGGATTAACACCAACAGGTCCGCATTCGTTCTTTAATTTTTGTTGAACATATAATTTATTCAACATCCATCTACTTCGTGGAAATTTATCCCATGCGGTTATATCATCTAATATTATCGACATTTATTCTATCCAATGATACGTTTTTTTGTGCTCTTATATTCGGGTTTGACCAAGTCCAACATTGTCCATCATCATCGTTAAAACACACCCAATATAGATGTGATTCTGGTCCATAATCAATTAAGAAGTGTGCCAGCGCAGACCCTTTTGGGGTCTGCAAAGGAATCGGAGGATTCAGTTGAGTTATCATGCTTCACATACCGCGCAAGTCATAATATCTCTTACAAGTTGTTGTGCAGGATTTGCTGAACGTTGATAGTAGAATGTTTTTACACCCAGGCGCCAACCTTCAATGATAAGCGCATTTACATCCTTGATAGGCACTTCAGGTGCAATCATGATGTTAAGTGATTGCGCTTGATCAATGTAAGGTTGTCTTGCAGCAGCTTGTTGCACAATACTGATAGGTGCAATTTCGCTGAATGTCTTGAATACATCCTTTTCAATCTGGGACAAAAATTCTAGATGCTGAACTGATCCGCCACGAATTAGAATGGTTTCCCAAATGTCGAACGTATTTTTTCCATGTTCTTCGAGAACTTTGACAAGATAAGGATTCTTGTAGGTGAATTTACCCTTAGCAAGGTCCTTTGTGAAGTAATTTGACGCAAGCGGTTCAATCGCTGGAGATACTTGACCGAGAATAAAACTGCTAGAAGTAGTAGGGGCAATAGCAGTGCGTGTAAGATTTCTAACACCATATCCCAATAGTCCTTCTGGTTCGCCATATTCTTCTGCAAGTTCTTTTGATGCAATTAATGAGCGGTCATCAATGAATTTGCTCATTTTAATTGCCATCATGTGTGCATCAAAAGATTCAAACGGAATCATCTTTGATTGCAAATACGAATGCCAACCTAATTGTCCCAATCCCAATGCACGCCAAGTGCGAGCAAAGTTATTTGATGCTTCCATATATTTGATCTTTGAAGTTTTCTCAATATATTCTTCCATGACGGCATCAAGGAACCATATCATAGTTTCAACTGCGTCAGTATTAACCCATTCGTCAAATGTCAAGCAATTCATTGAAGCAAGATTACAAACGAATGACCATTCTTTTGACGATGGCAATGCAATCTCAGAGCAAAGATTTGACGCATAGATTTTGATATTTTTATCTTTCAAAACCTGTGGACGGTTATTATTGACAGTATCAGTAAAGAACAAATAAGGATAACCTGATTCTTTACGCTTACGCAGAATCCTTGCCCAAATGTCACGCTTGTCTTTATCACCAGCAATCATGGATTCCATCCATGCGTCACCGATACAAACACCCATAGACAAGTTCTGAATTGAACTTCCTACTTCACGCATCTCGAGGAATTCCATGATGTCTGGGTG